CACGCCAAGTAAATAAAAGTGCCAAGTCTATTCTTAGTTTTTCACCTTCACTAAAACTATTATATGCAAAGGCGTCTCTAAATCTACTTTTGATTGTCTCTTTAAATTCTTCATCTAAGTGAAAGTTCACAAAGAAGTCCATTGCTCTTAGATACTTATTGATAAGACCATTCATTATAGGTATATACTTTTTAATAATGTTTGCCTTAACTCCTGTATCATTTAATATTTCTCTGGCAATATCAATGTATTTTTTCTTCTCTACGATTTCATCTTTTTCAATATTTACTTGTTCTAAATCTATTCTAAGTTGTTCTATTTGTTCAGCAACATTGCTTGTTGAATCTGTTTCACCATTTAGTTTTGCAATTTCCACATCTAATCTATTTGAGTGTCTATTGATTTCTGAAATAGACGTATTGATTTTAGCAACAGATAGATTTAACTTATTAAGTCTTTTTTCTATTTCTTTGTATTCAGTTATTCTCTCATCTGTTTTATTGATCTCTTTTTCTAAATCTTGTAGGCCTGTTTCTAAGTCTGATATTTTCTGTGCCTCTTCATTTATCTTTTTTAATTTAAAATTTTTATCTATTGGTTGTGTACATGTGTTGCATGTATCATTGTTTTGAAAAAAGTCTAAAGTTCTTTTGTGATTTGATAAATTTGTTTCAATCTTTGCTTCTAGTTTTGCCAGTTCATTTGATTTTTGAGTATGTTTCTCACCACCCCATATTTCAGATTTTGTTGATATAATTTTTTCATTGAGTAACTGTAATTTCTGGTTATACTCATAGTTACTAACTTCATTTTCTTTTAACTGTTTCTTTTTATCTTCTATAACTGTATTGTCTTTTGATTGTATTTCTTCAAAGTGTTTTTTCTGTAGGTTATATTTTTCATTTAACAAATCAAATCTATGTTTAACTTCAACAACACTCTTGCCTAGTTCATTTTGTTTCTGTCTTATTAAATAATCCATATGAGTAAAGACTCTTATGTCTAATATTTCTTCAACAACTTCACGTCTATACTGATCTCTCATTTTCATAAATGGTTCATAAGAAGAAGAACCAAGTATTACTGTTTGGCAAAAAGCACGATAGTTACATTTTAATATATTTTCTTCTAAAGACTTTTGATAATCTACAGCAGAAGCATCTTGGTCTACTAAATCACCATTACAATAAATCTCAAACTTGTTTGGTTTGATACATCTAATAACTTTATATTGTCTTCTATTAACAATAAACTCTATTTCTATTTCACAATCACCACCATTAATACTATTAACAAGTTGATCTTTTTTAATATTTCTGTATGGCCTATTAAATAAAACATAACATAAGGCGTCTAACAAAGTTGACTTACCAGAACCGTTGGCACCTATAATCAAAGTTGATTTTGATTTCTCTAAATCTACTTCAATAAAATTATTACCTGTTGATAGGAAGTTTTTCCATCTTATCTTTTGAAATTGTATCATCTATCGTTTGCCTCTACATAAAAAGATTTTAAATATTCTTTTAGTTTTTGTTTATCAACATCTGTTTCAAGTTGATCTACATAGTTATTTAAAAAAGTAATGGTGTCTTCGCCCATATCCAGTGCCTCATCTTTAACACTTGCTTTAATATCGGAAAAGTCTTCTAGTATTGTTAAATCATGTATTTGTATTTCTTTATATAATCTATTAACAAGTCTATCAAATTGTTCCTCATCTGTCTTATTAAGTATAATAAGTTTAACAAAGTGTTTGTGATATGGTTTTAAATCAAAATTATCATAGTTATTTTTTTTATCATCATAGATTATTTTGTTATGAATAGTTAATGGATTGCTTACTCTTGTTATTTCTCTTGTTTCTGTATCAAATATATTAAATGCCTTTTGATCTTTATAATCTGACCATGTCATTTCATATTGAGCACCATTGTAATATATTTGTCCATCATCTGTATGTTTATGAAAGTGTCCAGAGATAACTTTATCAAATCTTTTAAAATCTGATTTGTTTAAACCATGATCATTAATCACGCCATTTTGCATTTCAACACCTTTGATTTCTAAATGTCCCATTACAATTTCTGCCTTAGCAGTTTCTATCATCTTCATAGACTCTTCTCTTGTATCATCACATATCCAAGGCATAAACAATATACTAGTGCCATCAAAATCTACAACTGATGGTCTTGTGTATATCCAAGGTTCGTGTTTTTTATCAAATGAAGTATAAAGATTTTCAATTGCATTTACTTCGTTAGTGTTCTTATAATAAGTATCATGGTTACCTATTATAACATGCGTATCAATTTGTTCTTCATATAGTCTATCCCAAAACTGTTTTCTAAAAACAGAAGCAGTATTAAAGTTGATAAACTTTCTTCTATCAACTACGTCACCTAAATGAACAAGTGTTTTAATCTTATGTTCTTGTAGGTATGGGAAAAAGATTTCATTGTAAAATCTTAATTGATATTCTCTAAACGCTTCACTATCGTTTCTGACACCAAAATGCGTGTCATTTAGCATTGCAATTTTCATAATTAAATTTCTTCTAAATTAATATCGGCAGTTTTTCTTTTTCTCTTTCTGATTTTGATTTCTTTTGGTTTAGGTTGTTCTTCAGTAGGTCTATTCTTTCTTAGAAACTCTAAAAACTGATTTTTGTATTCAGAATTAGTATCACCTGGTAGAGTATCATATTCATCAATACCTGCTTGTTCAATCATTTTGTATTTGATATTTGCCTGTTTTTTCTCTTTCTGTATTCTTCTAATAAAAGCGTAATAGATTATTTGTGTAAAATAAGCAAATGGGTTATTTGATTTCTTTGGATTGAAATTACTAAGATATTGTAAACAGTTCTCTATACCATCGGATATCATATCGTCTCTAAAAGTATAGTTAATGAAATTAGGTCTATACGATAAATGATTAGCAATTTTTAAAAAACATTCACCAATATAATTAGTTACAGGTGGATGTTTTCTTTTTGACTTATCTGCCTTATCGCATTTATCTTTATATTCGATCATTGCCTGTAGAAATAATTTATTATCTACATAATGTTCTGGTTTTTTTTTCGTTCTAGTCATATTATATATTATATACTATTTTGTGTATTTGTCAATAAGCTAACTCTTTTTCAAACTCTTTCTCTGTTATCATTTCCATTTCAACAGCATCAGCGCCATCTTCATAGAGTATATCAACATCACAGATTATCTGGTCATAAGAGAGATATCCATAGTACATTTCTTCTTCCTTATTATTTCTTGTTACTGTTAATTTATAAAATTCTTCCATAGGTACTTGACATATATGGGATTTGGTGTTATAATACTGGTGTCCAGTTTTGCCAGAGAATGCTTTAAAGCTAGTGTATCTTCTTGCTTGGCATTAGATCATCAGAATTATCATGTAATTTATCTATTGTCTTTTGTAGTTCTTCTTTAGCATCCAGGCTTTTATATTCTTCCTCAGATAGATTCCTTTCAACATAATCAGGTAATGGTTGCTTTTTAGAATTAACAGTATCTATTAGTTTTTTATACCTTACAGAAAACGGCGCCGTGGCATTTGCAATAGTAACAATTTTATCTTTTGGAATAGATATAATTTTGTCATCAGTAAAACCAACCCATTTAACTAACGCAATATAATCAGACACTCCTACTTCCGTCATATGAGGAATGTATTTAATTAACATTGGTTCTAACAATCTAACTAGATTAGATTTTGATGTAAGTTGTTTCTCTGGAATAACACAGCACAGTTCTTCACCTGTAACTAGTCTTAATATTTTAACTTGAAGAGGCTTTGTTTTTTGAATTTCTTTTGCCATATAACTATTTATCTAAACCTATATTGTGAATTTCATAGGTAAAGTCTTCCCTACTGTAAATATTTATCCGCTCTCTAAAATGGTTCAGCGTAAAGTTCTCTTTGTCTTTAAACTTTAGATCATCAGCAATATCGTAAAGTGTGGCACTATCTTTGTTATCACCTTTTCTTAAACCTCTACCGATACTTTGTAATATTCTTATAGGGCTTTTACTAGGGCTACTAAAAACAATGTTGTGTAAATTACGAATATTGATACCAGTGCTGAAGGTCCCGAAAGAAGCGACAATAATTGCGTTATCCGACTTTTCTGTGATTGCTCTAATTTTTTCTCTATCATCTGTTTCTGTTCCACCATAAACGAAAAATATTTTTCGATTTGGATCTGCTTTTTCTTTTATTAAATTATATAAAATCTCGCCATGTTTTTCAACTAACTGAAACAAACATAAAGTATTCCCATTTAGTCCCAAGGTTAAATTTCGTATGTATTTATTACGAGAGGAACTTTGAGCAATAAATTCTAATTCTTCATGGTATTTTACACCGTGAACTTTTTTGCAATCTTCTTCTTTATGTTTTAGAATTAGTGCGACAATTTTAAGATTTGATAATTGTTTTCTATCTATCAATTCTTTTGTTGATACAACTTTGTTTACATGACCAAACAATCCTTGCAATACAAGTTTGTGAGTTTTACTATCATCTAAAGTTCCTGTCATACCTATTCTGTATTTACAATCAGTTAATTTAGTCATTATCTTTGTTAATGAAACTGCCTTGAACAAGTGTGCTTCATCACCTATTACAGCACCAAATCCATTAAAGAAACTTTTAGGTAATTTGTATAGAGATTGCCAAGTTGATATGACAACTCTCTTATCATCTTCAATATCATAACCGTGATATTTTCTACTAATATTATTTTCTACATCATAACCATAATCTTTAAAGTCTTTGTATAGTTGTTCAACAAGTGATGTAGTTGGAACTATGATTAAGACTTTGTTGTTTATCGAATTCAAATAATGTCTTGTAAGCATATATGCAATTAAAGACTTACCCGATGCCGTAGGAGAGAGTATAAGACCTCTTTCTTTCTCTAATGCAAATTTAAACGCTTCTAGTTGATAATCTCTTGGTTTAATAGATATGCCATACTCCTCAATTAACTCTTGTATGGCGACGGCTGAGACAGGCCTATGCGTAAGAATCTCGTTAAGTTCAGTTACCTTTATATTTTTTTCTGAGCACCAGTGTTTAAGATATGGAAACAACCCAACATAGAGACGTCCTGTGGCATATGAATATAATCTAATCTTGCCATCCCAAACTCTATTTCTAAACTGTGGAGAGAATTTTGCACCTGGAACATCAAACGAAAAATACTGTGAAAGTTCTCTACGAATATCAGCATCAGCATCTACTCTCAAATACACATCATCTATTTTATCAACTAATATTTCTGCCATTAGATAACACCAGATGTAAACTTTTTCCAATCGATTGCGTTTTTTATTTGAAATGTTCTATTTGTAATAATACGAATTGTCTTATCTAAGTAATCAACCACACTTTGAATATAAGTTACTTTTGCTTCTAACTTATTTAATTCTTCGTCTGCCTTTATATACTTGTCAACGTCTTGTTTTAATATTTTTAGATTAAAAGGTTTTAATTGATACACAGACGGATCAGATTTGCCTGTATAATATTCCCACTTATCTCTTGTCTCTCTTGCCAACTCTTGTTCGGCCTTTTTTAATAGATTAATGTATTGATTGTGAAATTTTGAATATTTGTTATGAAGTGCTGGTGTTTTAAGCGACTCAATGTCTAATTCAATATCGTTTATTTTTAAATCTTTTTCAGCCATTAGCTGAAGCTCGTCAAATGTCATAATATACTCCTATAATATAAAATATTTATAATGTTTCTAATTCGTATATGCCGTATTGAAATGTAGCATCACACGACAAATAGTCCACATCAGTTGCCTGGGTTGTGTAGTTTAATCCACTCAAAGATGTAGGAAATAAATCTGTAAATTTTGCCCTTACAGTAGGATTGTTTTTACTAGTAGTAAAAGTTAATTCAGCATCAGAATACAAAAATGCTATATCTTGTATAGGTTTTGAAACTTTACCAACCTCAGTACTATATCCAGCATCAGCACTAGTAGGAAATAAATCAGCATTACTTTTTGCATAATTTCTGAACTGTGCGTGTTCTTTAGGAAAACCTTTACCAGTTATCCAGTCTTGTAGTTGTCTATAATTTTCATATTTTTCATCAACCATAAAAGTCAAATTTAGATCAGCAAAAACAACCTTATCACCAGGAATAGGAATATCCTTTAAAGATGTTGATTGTTCAGGTGGTGTTATTGATATACCTGGCAAGTTTACCGATGTACAAAAAAAGTTAAGCAATGGCATTTTAACAATTGAAAACTTAAATTGTATAGGACTTGCAAAGTCGTAAGTCGATGGCTGTCTAGCAAATGCGTTTAGTTTTGTCATACTACTATTTATCTGTTTCTTTATCTACTTCTTGCCACTCTTTTTCAACAGATTTCTTTTCAAGTTCTTTTTCAGATTCAGTTAATATGATTTCTTTTTGTTGTACTTTTTCTATTTTTTCTTCTAATTCTTCTAATATATTAGGTTCTGGATTTAAGTATTTCAATCCATGTGCAACTAACGTAAGAAAGGCACCTACTACGAGTATGCCTAGAAGTTCTTTAAATGGTGTTTTCATACTTTTATTTATAAGACCAAAAAAAAGGGCGACTTTTTACGGCCGCCCTCTTTTAAATGTTGTAATAACAACTTTATGTATGATTACATAATGTTTGCAACTTGAACACGTCTGTAATATCTATTTGCGTTAGCAGCACCTAGACCATCAGCAGTAATGTTTGAACTTGCAGAAGCACCAGCAAATGGGTTAGCAACAAGACCGTATCTTGTCTTAAAACCGATTTTAGGTTGGAACGTGTCCTGACCTACGGCTCTTACCATTTGTAGAGGTACATATGGGCAATAGAAGATACCAGCATCGTATGGTGAAGTACCTTTGTAACCCACAACGTAGAATTGTTTACCAGATTGGTTTGCACTGTATGGATCAATGTAAACTTTATATTTACCATTTAATACACCAGCGAAAGTGTTTCCAGTATCATCAACGTTTAAGTTGTTGTTAAGAGCAGGAGTGTAATCTAAAACACCAGCCATTTGAAGTGCAGAAGCAACATCAGATGAGCAAATGATTATATTACCTTTTCCTCTTCTTGTTCTTTGAGCGATTGCGTTAGCGTCTCTTTCTAATTGGAACATAAGACCTTTGAATCTCTCAACTGACCATCTACCGTTTGAGTCAGTATCTAAATCGAAGATACCTTCATTAGTAGTGTTAACAGCGTTACCAGCGTTATCAGAAGCACCTTTTTCAGCAGTAATGTAAACTGATCTTACTACTTCTCTGTTGATTTCAGCTAAGATTTCAGCAGATAAGATGTTTGATAATTCTGTTTCAGCATCTAAACCATGGATTGCTTTTAAGTCTTGAGCAAGTTCCATTGTGTATTCTGCTTTTAACGCTCTGCTTTTAGCAGTTACAGTTGATTTCTCAATTGAGAAAGCCATTTCAGCAAAAGAGTTACCAGCGGCATCTCCTAAAGCTTCAGCAGCAGCTGTAGTCATACCAGTACCTTTTGTGTAAGTTCCTGGTGCTGAGTCGTTAAGAACAGACGGGTTAGATCCGTCGTGGTCTGTTGATGAGAATCCATCTACTGATGAACCGGCTTTGTTTCTGCCAGAAAAATCAGAATCAGCTTCGTCAAAAAGAGCTTCACCGCCAGATTGACTGTTGTATCTGCTTCTCATAGCAAATATCAAACCAGTTGGTCCTGACATAGGTTGAACACCTGCGATATCGTAAGCGATAAGGTTAGGCATTGCTCTTCTTACTAAACTAATTAAGATAGGATTCCAATTTTGAATAGAAGAACCAGTAGCGTTAGTAGGTGCAGCCTCTGATAAGAAAGCAGCGTCTTCTCTTAACGACTTCTCTTGGTTTTCTAAGATAACTGAAGTTACGGCTCTTTTGTAACTGTCCTTCACTTCTGGAAGATCAGGATGGTCCAAAACGGGCTGCCACTTCTGTTGTATTGATTCAGATAAAAACATTTTTCTATCTCTCCTTTTTAGTTAATTAACTAAACCCTTACTTTTTGTAAGGATTCTTTCCTTGTTTACTAATAGCAGCAGTGTAGGCAGCCATTGATTCAGATAAATCAACAGTCTGATTGTTTTCTGCTACGACATTAGATTCAGTATCTTTCACTTTTGCTTTAGGGTAGTATGAGTTTTTTAATGTCTCAACACTTTTTCTAAAACTACCAGCGTCTTTATACTCAATACTTTCTGCTAAACCTTTAAGTTTTTCAGATTCAGTTTCTGCTAAATCAGAAGCAACATCACTAATGATGTCTTCTCTAGCAAATTCATTTATTTTCTGATTTAACTCAACGTTCTTTTCAATTGATTCATTAAGTTTATCTTTTAATGAATTAATTTCAGCAGATTGATTCTCTAATACATCATACTTCTCTTGCGGTACGTTGATGTAATGAGTTTCAAATAGGTTTTTAAGTCCACCGATAAATTCCTCAGTAATTTCATTTCTAAGTCCTTTTTCGATAGCCAGTTCGTTGTCTTTCATCCAAGATTCAACAACGTAATTTAGATAAGCATCTACTTTGTCAACGATTTCTTCTTTGACTTCGTCTTTTTTCTTTTCGACTTTTTTATCATAGTCTGCTTCTAATTTTTCGATTTCATCTACAAGTTTTGCTTTAACAGCAGATTCGAAAATAGTTGCAGCTTTTTGTTTGAACTCTTCCGAAAGGCCTTCACCATCAGTTAGAGCAGCTACATCTTCTTTCATATCCATGTCTTTTACTTTGTCCTGTGCAGTTTCTTTTTTAACTTCTTTTTCATCTGCTTCGTCCATTTCTTTTTCCATAGACTCTACTTGTTTTTTAACTTCAGATTCAGAGCAACCGTATTTCTCAGCAGCTTCTTTATATGAACAACTTGAGTCTTTCATATATTCTTTAGCAGCCTGAATTACTTTTTTCTCATCTTCTTCTTTGATTTCATCTTTTTTCTTTTCGTCTTCTTCTTTTTTTTCTTTATCTTCTTCAGATTCTGAAACTTCTTTTTTCTTTTCGTCTTCTTCTTTTTTCTCTTTTTCTTCTTCTTCTTTTACATCTTTTTTCTCGTCAGCAGATTCGTCTTTTTTAGCGATTGCCTTTTGTAAAGCGTCAGGAAGTTTTTTCTGAGCAGGAGATAATTCTTCTTTTTTCTCCTCTTTTTCTTCTTTTTTAACGTCTTCTTTGTCTTTAGTTTCAGCTTCTGTTTCTTTAACTTCTTCTTTGCCTTCGTGTTTTTTCTCTTTGTCTTCAGACTCGTAAGAAGTTTCTTTTTTGATTTCAGCATCCGCTTGTGCTTGAAGTGACTTCATAGCATCAGCAGCACCTGCACTTTTTTGTTGTGCGTCACCTGATACAGGTTTAACGCCTTGTGCAAAATCTGGTTTAGCATCTGTTGGTGAAGTAATTGCTTTTGTCATTACTTGTTGAACAGTTGCAGCTAATGATTTAGGTGCTTCAGCTGGAGCGGCATGTTTTTTAGGTAGATCAGCTTGAGCATTGATCTCTTTTTTACCGTTTTCCATTGGTTTTATCTCCTCTATTTTAACTTTATATTATTGCAATAATAGACTCACTCTAATTGAATGAGTCAGTTATTATTTATAAAATTACAGTTTTTTAAGAAATGATTCAAATACTTGAGCATTTTTATCTGCTCTTAATATTCTCTCTCTACTCTCTGCCTGTAATTTTAATTTTTTAATCTCTTGCTCTTTCAATATTCCATTATTCCATACCCATTCTTTTCCTTCCATAATGCCTTCTACGAAAGCGTCTGGAGCGCTGGGGTCTGCAACTATATCAGCTGCTGTAGCAAGATAAAAATCGTCATTGACAACATTCATTCCATTAGATGATTTTAATGTTCCCATTCCACGAGATGAAACTCCTAGTTTTGCACCCTCATCAATTAAAGACTTCACAATTTTTCCATATGGGGTATCTAAGACTTTCGCCTCTCCTATAAAGTTATTTCCTTCTGGAGTTAAAGATTTGATCATGTGCGATACTCTTTCTAGGTTGACAGTGGGACCGTCAGGATGACCTAGTTCGCCAAATGCTCTACTTTTGTCGATAAACTCTCTTGTATATCGAGCGATTTCTTTTTGAAGAGTCTCTCTAGGATAAACTCTACCGTTTTTATTTTTGATGTCCGCTTGCATGAAGACACCCTTTATAGAGTAATTTTTTTTGCCGTTACCTGATTCTTCAATAATGTACTCGGCGTTTTCTATTTCTTCGGTAATAAGTTTCATGTATCCTATCTCTCTTTTCTCTTAATACTATTTATACATTTTTTATCTTTAAAATGCAAAAAAAGTACATTTTATGGTGTTCCTTTAGCGTTTTGAGCATCATAAAAAGTTTTAGATACTTCGCCACGATTTTTAGTTTCACCAAGTTTTCTTGTACTAATATAAACTTCTTCCGCTGTTCCTGACACTGGTTTTATATACGTTTTTACACCACCAGAAATAGTTATATTTGCACCTCTAGTTGATCCAGGATAAGTATCTGATTCTGTAGCAGTATCATCGTATTCCCAAGGACCAGAAACTGATCCTGATGATCCTGAAGAAGAGCTTGACATACTAAAAGCTGAAGCTAGATTCCATTCTTTAATTTTTGCTAATCCACCATTAATATTTCCATTAGTACCGTTAAAACTAAAGAATTTTGTTCCAGTATTGTTAAAAGTCATAAATTGAAGAGGAACTTCACCATTAGAATTTGTAGTTTCATCAGTTTCAAAGGTAGCAGTTGCAGGTTGTATTGCAGTTGTGGGATCATAAGCAGTTGACAATGCCCATTCTGTTATTGTTGCTTTAGTACCAATTGTTGATGTATTATAAGTTGTAAATAACTTTGTACCATCATTATTAAATTGCATACCAGTGATTGTGGTGGGTAGATAAAAACTTCCGTCTGTATTTGTAACAGTTGTAACATCAAAAGGAGTATTTAAAGTATATTTGTATATGTACCCATACCTACTAGCAAACATCTTTGTACCATCTTGGTTAAATAGAATTGCTGAAAATTGATCATACTGATCCCCTACTACTAAAGATCCACCTGATGTTACAGTGCTGGTAATATCGTAAGCAACACTTAAAGTGTATTGATAAATTCTACTTCTCTGATTTTGATTCATTGCATCAAAAAGAACAAAAAGTTTTGTTCCGTCATTATTAAATCTCACATCCATGTTACCTCTGGACCATTCTCCAACTTCAATATAATCATTAACTGAAACTGAAGCAGTCGATACATCAAAGGGTGTTGACAATGTGTATTGAAAGAGGTCTTTATCTGCACCATATCCTTGATCAGTTCCTAATGTGTACATTTTTGTTCCATCAGGATTAAAAAGTAAAGCATTAAAAGTACGTTGAGTAGTACCAGGATTTAAATTTGAACCTGCAATAGTAAAACTATCGCTATCATTATAATAAGCTACAGCAGGTGGTACTCCCGATCCAGGAACTCTTGTGAACGCCATTCTATCTCCTTAAAATGGTTAGTGTTTCTTTATCAAAATAATTCATTAAGTCATCTACTTTAACATTGAATTTTTTAGCAGCAGTATTAACATTTTTTTCAAAGTTTGAAATAACGTCACCACTTTTATCAGCGGCTTTAAACACCATATCTACTGCTTGTTTCAATCTAGGATTCAATTTGTTATATTGCCTAGTTCTCTTATAGTCATTTGATTCAGTTATAATATCATCTTTAAATTTACTGAACGTCTTAACCATCTGTTGATCCTTCTATATTACCTCCACTAAAAACATTTGCTTCTGGAGCATCAACACCTTGTTGTCCTGTAAACATTGATCTACCGACTTCTTGTTTTTGGGCATCGATTGCTGATCCGATCTTATCTGATACAGCAGCTGCAAAGTCTTTTTGTGCTTGTATGTTATCGTTATCTACGACTGAATTTACAAATTTTTTAATATCATCTTTACTCATAATTATTCTCCTTTATTATCCTGTGGCACTTCTTGTTGTGGTTGTTCTGGTGCCTCAGATTTAATTTGTTGATCTATTTCTGCTTGTTCTAGTTCGTTTTGTTTTAATATCTTAGTTCTAATATATTCATGTGAAAAATATTTACCAACATATTGTTCTACATCTCTAACTAGATTTAATCTAGCAGCTAACATTTCTGAATTTTTTAGTTCAGCAAAATATCCATCTTGTAAGAAATTGTATGTAATGTTACCTTGTAACACATCCCATTCTTCAGGTGCAATAACACCTTTTAGAACTAATTGTGTTTTTAATAAATCATGGAATAACATACAGAATTTTTTTCTTAGTCTGCCAATGAATTTAGTAAACTTAACTTCATCTCTACTAATTTCAGCAGCTCTTCCTAAATTGAATCCTGATCCACTTTCTAATCTACTAATTGGAACATTTAATGATCTATATAATTTCTTTTGGAAATATTCTATATCTTCTATTTGTCCTAAGTTTTGACCACCAGGTAATGTAGTAATTTCAGTTCCTCTACCACCTTCTCTACGAGGTAACCAAAAATCTTCTAACATACTCATCTGATTTCTATCATCTCTGATTTCACCAGTAGAAGCATCATAGACCATTTTATTTCTATATCTTGCCATAACATCTCTTAGATATTGTTCGGCCTTGATTTTAGGTAAGTTACCTACATCGATATAAAATATTCTTCTTTCAGGTGCTCTTGCAATTCTGTAAATAACAACAGCGTCTTCAATCATTCTTAATTGATTAACTGGTTTAATTGCTTTATGTAAATAAGATAAAACTTGATTGTGTGATTGATCTACTAATCCAGATGGACAATATGCAATGGCATCTGTGGCAATTCTCAATCCACCTGCGTTAGATGTTGAAGTTGGATGTATTCCTTTTTCGTTAAAGATATAATACTCTTGGAACTTATTTTCAAATGCAAATGAACTTGGAACACCATCTGTTCTTTGTTTTCTTACTTCTCTTATTTTTTTGATCTTTCTAGGATCAATATATCTTAATTCTGTTATACCCAATCTTGGAGAATCTTTGTCTATAATTTTATGAAAGTAAACTCTTCCATCAACATACCATCTTCTAAAGATGTCATGCCCTTTAATATCAAAGTTTAAAAGATTTAAAACATCTTTAAATGATTCTCTTATTTTCTTTTTGATTGCGTCTGTATATTCAACTTTTGATAAATCAAGTTGAACTGATTGTTGATTCTCATTAGATACAATTGACTCTGATACTATATCCTCAACAGCACTATCACATTCAGGATGTAGAGCAACTTCTCTGTATCTTCTTATTAAATCTAATTCGTTTCTTGTACCTTGTTCAAATCCGCCATAAGACGCAAAAAAACCTCCAGCAGGAACAACTTGTGTGCCATCGTCTGCTTGAGGTGGTACTATATTTTGTCTTGGATCAGTTTCTTTACTACCTAATCGTTCTATTTTGAATCCAAATAATTCAGCCATTTAATACTCCTTTTTAACATTATATATACTTTTATTTATAAGGGCGCTAAAAGCGCCCCCATAATCACTTAATCTGTATTAAGTTGTAGTATTTGTTTCAAAATATTGATATCTATGAGTTGCTGTGAACTCCTCGATAGCATTGTTTTGATCATATCCCAATCCAATATCATCTATTGATGTTGGGAACATACCTCTAAACGTGTATGACTTAATAACATTTCCACTTCTATCTAATTGATCAATGAAAGCGTCAACTTGGTAGTCAGATGGATTTGTTAATCCTTCGTTATCTGACATGTTGTTGATACCATTCATCCATCTTTCGTAAGCGTTTCTTACTAAGAAATCACTATCG